GATCTCATGGTCAACGTCGAACTGCTGGTGCAGAACTGATGGCCATGCCGATGGTGTTGAGCCATCGGGGCACCCCGGAGCCGTCGTCGGAGATCCAGCGACGGCTTCGGCAGGTGCATCCCCGCCTGGAACTCCGCTATGTAGACTCGGTGGACGCCCACTGGGCCATCTGTATGCGCTGGGCGGAGAACGACCGGCGGTGGGCGATGATCCAGTCCAACGAGGTGGATCCGAACCGGAGCATCGACATCGTCGGCTACCTGCCGATGACCTGTGCGCCGGACGAAGCCGCCCCGTATCTGGAGCGGTCGTTCAAGGAGTACCCGGTCGATGAGGTCCGCAACATCGCCCGGTCCATCGAACAGTACAACCTGACGGCCCCCACCGCGCAGGCCGTGGAAGCCGCCATTGCGGAGGTGTTGGACTCATCCAATCCGGCCAACCAGCCGAAGCGGCGCGGTCGTCCCCCCAAAGTCCGAGCGTAACGTCCTATGGCCACCGTGACCCGTGCCCAACTGATCGCGTTGACCCGCGAGTACATGGATGCCGTTGGGTCCACGCGCTGGTCGGACGACACGATCAAGACCGTGCTGAACAGCGTGTATGACGAGGAGTGGTCGAACATCCTCAACGCCGCCCCGTTCTACACCTTTCAGCAGTTGACCCTGACCACGGACAGCAACGGGCAGATCCCGTTCAGCAGCCTGTCCACCGGCGGGGGCGACAGCCAGAAGAACTTCTATCGCATTCTCTCCGTCTCGGACGGCAACGTCCTGTACAACCAGACGGAGTTCTCCTACGTCCCGCTGGCCACGACCACCAACTATCTGCCGACGTACCCTCGCCTCTACTACACGATTGGGACGAGCGTGCAGATTCTGCCGGTCGGCAGCGGGACCACGATCTATGTGGCGGTCAACTACAAGCCCACGTCGCTGAGCGATCTGGCGTCGGACAGTTCCGTCATCGACTTCCCCGGCAACAGCGAGCTGCTGCTGACGGCGGTCGCCTCGGCCAAGCTGCTCTTGAAGGGCGGGGCGGAAGTGTCTGCCGCCAACAACTACCGTGCCTTGGCCAACGAGGAGCGGCAGTCGCTGCTGGACGATCTGCGCCGCCGGACGATCAACCCGACGATGATGGCCTACCCGGATCAGAAGTATGACTGGAGTGGCGGCTGATGGCGGCGGAGCCGGGAGGCGTCCGCCTCGCGGACCAGCAACCGAAGTTTGACGGCGGACTCAACGATGTGTCCGACGACTCCGCGCTGCAGCCGAACCAGATGCGCCGGTCGAATAACGCCCGGCTCACGGACTACGGCGCGGTCACGAAGCGGGGCGGAACGCAGCGCAGCTCCACCGCCGCGCTGGCGTCAGCCGCCGTCCTGAACGGGTTCACCTTCCGGCAGGATAGCGGGACGGAACAGATCCTCGCCGTCTGCAACGGCGTCCTCCGCACGACCACCTACGGGGCCTTCCCGTGGACGTGGGCGACCCAAGCCGGGGCGCTGTCCACCACCGTCGTCCCCAGCTTCGCCCAGTTCCGGGACAGCGGGGGGAATGACGTGGTGTATATCGCGGACGGCGGGGCGCTGAACAAGTGGAACGGGACGACGCTGACCACGAACATCGTGGGCACGGTGGCGTCTGATGTCATTGCCGTCCACAACGAGCGGCTGTGGGCGGCAGGGAATACCAGCTTCCCCGACAGCATCTTCTACTCCGATCTCAACAACGGCGACTCGCTCGGCAACGGCGGGTCCGGGGGCGGACAGATCATTGTCCGCACCTTCGGGGACGAAGCGGTGGTCGGGCTGGCGTCGATCAACACGTCGCTCCTCATCTTCCATCGGCGCGGTATCTCCCGCCTCACCGGATTCGGGCAAGACGACATTACCGTCGCCCCGGCGGCAGTGACGGCGGATGTCGGGACTATTGCGCCGGACAGCATCGTGGCGTCCAACAACGTCGCCTTCTTCATCTCGGAGCGCGGGTTGTACCGCTGCAACGAGGCGGAGGTCGCCCCGGTCGGGACGCCGGACAAGCCGGACCCGCTGCTTCCCATCATCCGGCAACTGTCGGATAGTCAGTTTGCCAACATCCGCGCCATCGTCAATCGGGCGACCAAAGAGCTGTGGATCACCATGCCCGGCTTTGGCTGCTACCAGTACCACACCGTCCTGAACGCCTTCAGCGGCCCGTGGGATGGCGCCTACACCAGCCCGGACACCACCGCCCTGTTCGAGACCCTGAACGACGAAGGGCTCCCCGTCGTGCTGAAAGGGGACGCCTCCGGCTGGGTCTCGCTCTGTGATGCGCCGGGGGTCTACAAGGACAACGTGGCGGCGGACGGGACAGGCGGGACGCGGTACGCCATGTCCGTCCAGTTGCACCGGCTCTATTGCGGGGACGATGCGCTGACCAAGTCGCTCCGGTGGGGCTACCTCACCGCCCAGCTCAAAGGCTCCGACCAGTGCCGCGTTGAGTGGAACACGGGCGACAACTTCGGCTCCTTTTCCCTCCCGCCCTCCACGGACGAAACGTGGGGTGGCGCGGGCACCTACTGGGGGCAGGGGACATGGGGTGGGGCCGGCAGCCGGTCCTACCGCATCCCCCTGGGCGGGTGGGGCTACTATGTGGATATCAGCATTATCGACTCGGGCGAGGCGCTGCCGGTCTTCAGTCGGTTTCAGTTGGAAGCCTTTTCTCTCAGCCGGAGATAGTCCATGGCGACCACCGTCGCACAACATTCCGTCGCCACGTTCACCAGTCCGGTCAACGGCACCACGCCGATTGACGCGAACACGGTGCGCGGCAACGACAACACCGTTCGGTCCTCCTACAACGACCACGATGCCGACCCCGGCATCCACGTCCAGTCCTCCACCCTCGCCTCCCGCCCCGTGGCGGGGACGGCGGGGCGCAAGTGGATCACGGACGATTCCGGGGTCTACACGCTGTGGTTTGACGACGGCACGCACTGGCATCCCGTCTCCAGCGAGAACATCGCCCTGACCGTCTTGGCCGGGGAGAACTTGGTCAAGGGGGACGTGGTCAAGGTCACCGGCTGGAACAACGGGCAGGATCTGCCGGAAGTCGTCAAGACGACCAGCGCCGCCGACACCGCCTTCGCCGTCATCACGGCGACCGTGACCTCCGGGTCGCTGGGGTACGCGACCAACACGGGTATCGTGCAGGATGTGAACACCGCCGCCTACAGCGTCGGGACGATCCTGTACGCCAACGGATCGGGCGGGTTCACCAGCACGAAGCCGACCAGCGGCAACTACCAGCCGGTGGCGTATGTGCTGCGGGCCAACGCCAGCAACGGCGTCTACTACGTCGAGTTCTCCACGCCTCGCATCGTGGAGCGGTCGGACAACACCGCCAGCACGGTCGTGCTGCGCGACAGCAACGGGGACTTCAGCGCCGGGACGATCACGGCCACGGCGGTCAATGCGACCACGCTGGACCTGACCAATCTGGAAGTCACCAACATCAAGGCGAAGGACGGGACGCAGGCGATTGCGATTGCGGACAGCACGGGGGCGACAACCTTCAGCGCCAACGTGGCGGCCACCCTCTCCACCGCGTCCCAGCCGAACATCACCAGCGTCGGCACGTTGTCGAGCCTGACGGTGAGCGGCGATCTGACGGTGGACACGTCCACGCTGAAGGTCGATAGCGCGAACAATCGTGTGGGCATTGGGACGGCGAGTCCGAGTAACACCTTGCATGTCGCAGGGACATCACTTGTTGATGTTGGGACATACAGCACAGGGTACGCGCTGACGCTTGCCGCATCAAGCGAAACGGCCAGAAAGTATCAAATCGGATTGGTCGCTGGTGGAAATCTTGCCATCTACGATACGGCAGCAGCCGCAACGCGCCTGACTGTAGACACCTCTGGCAACCTTGCCGTCGATACCAACACGCTCTACGTGGACGCGGCGAACAACCGCGTGGGCGTGGGGACGGCGAGTCCGACGGCCACTTTCCAGCTTGGGGGCGGGTCTGGACTGCCGCAGCAGTTTATTAGCGGTGCAGGGTACGACTTATACATCGGCGCATCTGGTGGCACCATGTTCGGGGTTGCCAGTGGCGCGATCAGCTTGGTGTTTAACACGGCTTCCGTGCCTGTTGGTATCGGAACCAGTTCAGCGCAGCCGTTGATTTTTGGCACAAACGGATTTGAACGCGCTCGCATCGACGCCTCCGGCAACCTCGGCCTCGGGGTGACGCCGAGTGCGTGGAAGTCTGACTGGAACGCGCTCGACATTGAGACGGGTGGGATTGCAATCGCAGCATCATTGGCTGTTGGCAATATCGCGACCAATGCGTTCTTAGACTCGTCGGCGCAATGGATATACAAGCAGAGCTTTGCTGCTTCGCGATATGCACAGGGCAGCGACGGCTCGCATTCGTGGCATACCGCCGCCTCCGGCACGGCTGGCAACGCGATCACGTTCACGCAGGCGATGACGCTGGATGCAAGCGGGAATCTTGTAGTCGGCGCAGCCAGCGGAAACTTCAACGTAAACAATCAGGCAATTAGCGTCAGTTCCGCGCAGTCTGGAACAACGAGTGCGGCTATTGATGTCCGTGGATACGCAACGTCCGATGCCACTATCGGGCAAATCACGTTCTTCAATGCGTCGAATCTGTTGGCACTTGTCAGTTGCGCTCGGCGCGGAGCCAATAACTCTGGCACGTTGGAGTTCTACACCACCAACGCCGGAACGCTTGCCGAACGCGCCCGCATTGATGCGAGCGGCTACTTGTTGGTGAACGGAACGCAACAGTACACTCGCGTGACCATTAAGGGGTCTGCTGGAGTGTCAAACGGGTATGGTATTCTTGGAGCAACCGCATCGACTGGCTGTTACTTCGGTGCGATTAGTGCCACGGCAAACGATGACTTTGAGATTTGGAACGAGCGTGACGGATACCTGCGCTTCGCCACCAACAACACCGAACGGGCGCGGATTAAGGCAGGTGGACAGTTCCGTTTCGTGCCGCTGGCTGCTGCGCCCGCTGGCGCGGAAAACGGCGACGTGTACTACGACAGCACCACGAACAAGCTGCGCGTGTATGCGGGCGGCGCGTGGACCGATCTCCACTAAGAGGACATCATCATGGCAACCCCCGTCACCATCTCGACCGCCGTCATCAACTACACCAGCGGCACGACCGACTGTCAGTGCAGCATTGAGACGGTCGTCCTCAGCATCGGCACCACCTACATCGGCACCAGCGTCTCGCT